AGGAAGCAACTATGAGCGAATTAAGCTCGGTAAAACTTGACTCGGGCTTGTCGTATCAAGCTGCACCCGAAGTCGTCATCGCATTGGAAAAGATGCGCGACGATAAGGCCCTACAACAAACTAACATTGAAGAGTTGCACAAGCAACTCGATACAGTGGCCGCTGAACGTGATGCTCTCAAGCATGACGCCGCTAATCTGGCTACCGTCAAGGCTGACGCGCTGGAATCTGCTCGCAAAGAAGTTAAAGCCCGCGCTGAGCTTGAAGTTCAAGCCGCTAACTTTAAGGTCGATTGCAAAGACAAGACTGACCGCGAAGTTAAAGAAGCTGTCATTAAGTCTGTCCGTGCTGACGCTGACCTGACAGGCAAGTCTGAAGACTACGTGGCCGCATCGTTTGACTTCGCAGTGGCTCAAAAGGCCGACAATGCGATGGCTGCACAGCGTAAGTCGGGCGTAAAGCTGGATGGCGTTAAAGCCGAACCGCGCCATGACTATAAGTCTTTCATGGCTAATCTTGGAAAAAAGAAGGAGTAATTTAAATGCCACAAACATCTATCACCCAATACGCATCGGCATCTTTTAAGGGCATGCTTGACGGCGTAGGCCCTAAGAATGTTCGTTCATACGCCGCTGAAGAGATTATCCCAATCGCTTACCCGGTAAAACTTGGAACCGACAAGGAAACGCAAGTTCTGAAAACAACTTCCGGCGCGCTGGCTGTTGGCTTCGCATTGCATGACCATGCACGAATTCAAGACGCTAGCGGCGTGGTGCAATACGCTGCCAAAGAAACTGTGTCAGTGATGACTCAAGGCCGATTCTGGATTGAAACAACTGACGCCGTTGTCGCTGGTTCGGTTGCTAACTTGACCGTTGCAACTGGTAAGCTGACCGATGAAGCTGTCGCAGCTGGTATTGAGGCATTCACTCAGTTCACCGCCCGTTTTGTAACTGCCACGACCGGTGCTGGTCTGGCTATTGTGGAGATCAAATAATCATGACTGATAAAATGCACTACGACACGCAAGACCTGCGATCCATCGAATCCACTGGACGTTTTGATGCTAACGAGAGCGTCCACTTCGCACGCAACCTTGAGTACGTGAAAAGCCAGATTTACTCTACCCTTTACGCTCCGCGTAATTCAATGCTGGTTATGCCTGTTTCCACAGACATTCCGGCAGGTGCTGAGTCGTTTGTGTGGTATGAGTCCGACCGAGTTGGCAAGGCTAAAATCGGATCCAATTTGGGCAATGACGTGCCACGCGCTGATGTGTTCCGAAAGCAAAACACTGGCGTTATTCGTAACGTCACCATTGGTTTTGGATACAATCAGCAAGAGATTTCTGCCGCTGCTTACGCAAACACCAGTTTGACCACTGACAAGGCCGCTGCCGCTGTTGAAGCCCACACTGACGCGGTTAATCAAATTGCATGGTTTGGCGATGCAGTTAACAACCTGCCCGGCCTGTTCTCGACAAGCGGTTTGCCTGAAGTTACTCTTTTGGCCGATGGAACATCTTCTAGCAAGGCGTTTTCTGCAAAAACTGCTGATAAAATCGTGCGCGATATCAACAGCGTCGTGAATTCAATCGTTAGCCAGACTCAAGGCCTGATGAATGCCACTGATGTTTGGTTGCCTGTTGATCAGTACACACTGATTGCAAGCACTCAAAACAGCACTGCAAGCGATACTACCATCTTGGGATTCCTGCGCAATGTTCACCCTAGCGTTAACTTCCGCCCCATCGTGGAATTGAATAACGCCGGTGGCGCTGGTGTTGATCGTATGTATGCTGTTGCAAACAATGCAATGAACTACTCGCTTGAAATCCCGATGATGTTGCAAACATCTAGCCCTCAATTGCAGGGTTATGAGTTTGTTATCCCGATGCGCTCGCGTATCGCTGGTTGCGTTGTTAAACGCCCATTGGCATTCGCATGGGCCTCCGGTCTGTAATCTGTAAAAAGATTAAACAAGAAAGGGGCTTCGGCCCCTTTTTTTGTGTTATGACATTCTGAAAATAAATGTTAAAATCCAAAAAACCAAATTAGGACTAAACATGAAACTCAAAAACAACTCAGCACGCGGTCACTGGCTTGGCTCGGTGCTTATCGCACCTTTGGAAACCAAAGAAGTTGGCGATGAATGGCGTGACGCTTATAACCGTGCTGACTTGGAAGAGATTGTTGATAAAGTTGCAGAAGTATCTGAGCCCGCCAAGCGTGGCCGTCCTGCTAAAGTCGCTGACGCTGAATAATTAACCAAAGGTTTAAAATGGTAACTCGTGATGTGTTTCAGTTGGAGCTTGAGAAGCGTAGTGTCGTGCAGTCTTCGGTTAATCCTGTCACCGGGGGGATTGAAATTATTGTTGGATCGGAGGGTATCTGGTCATCCGTCCCTGTCTTTGAAGGCCAATCAACAAGTGTGGAGGTGGCGTAATGGGACATGCAATGCTGACGGTGCAAGCCGATAAGATTTTCCTTGACCCAACGGGCAAAGTTCGCGGCGGGAAAGTGCTTAACGAGGATCGCTTTTTATCAGGTATGAACGGCTGGCTTCAGCTTTACACGCCTTCACAAGACGGATTGCATAGGTTTGCTACGCTTTCCCGTGTATTCCGTGGTGCACCACGCATTCAGATTCGGACACCCAACGCAATCGGAGTGGAGGGCATGGGTATTAAGCGGATGGGGAATTACTACGGTGAGGGGCGCTACCTTATCGAATTTATTGCATCGATTGACGAGTGCAGCTTAGATTCAAACAGGCCACGCTGGTACGGATGGGGATTTGACGTAGCCAACACTTTAGGCGTGCGTCATTATTTTTATCTCAAGTACACGCGCTTCGATGAGTCACTTGTCACCGAAACAAAAAAATGGACGCTGCAAACGTCCGCTGGGCAGTTTGATCTGCCCGGCGCGGCAGGGACTGCAACACAAATCGAGGTCAACGAAAACAAGGCTCTGCCTTTTTACATTGCTCTAGAAGTCAATACGGTGACGGGAAAGTATTTGGGGGTGCGGATTGGCGACCAAATGCGCTACGGATCACTTGCCGAAACGCCTGACGAATCTTTGTCGTCACAAGCTGGCCCGGCTACTGAGTCCCTGATGACCTTTAAAGGCGGCATGAACCCGTTTTTCAATGTTGTTAACCGGAGCAACAACAGCAGCACGGGCGCAGCCACCGCAGTGCAGTACCAGCGCACAACTTTTCTGGGAGCATAGGGCATGAGCAATACCAACTTTTTACTCTCCGCTGCCTCGCTCGCGGCTGGCACTGTTTACACAAATGACATTGAATTTGATGCTGGCGAAACGCCAATTTTCGATGTGGCAATCGAAGCCGTGTCTGGCGCACCTTCAGCAGCTTCAATCTCTGTGAAATTCCAGATTGCACAAATCGCTTTCAACGGTTTTAACATTGGGACTGAAACCAACGTCATGCCGCTCACTTGGCAAGATGTTGTGGCTGGTGATGGTTTTACAGGGCACCTACTACTTGATGGCGCTTGGCCTGCCAGCCTTGCAGATCAGACTTTAGCGGCAAAGCGGGTGGTCAGCCGGTCAATCAAAATACCGGCGCTAGCAAGAATTGTTCGACTTGCCATCACAACCGTATTCACAGGCGGCACAGCACCCCGTTTCAAGGTGACGTGCGCCGCAGCCACCGCCAGCAACGAGTAAATCTAATCCCCTCATCACAAAGCCAATAAATGACAGCACTAGAATACTTTCGACTAGTCGCCCCTGAGTTTGCCAGCGTAAATGATGCAACGGTAGGCCAGTGGCTTACTATTGCCGCACGATTGGCTGATGTGTCGCGCTTGGATGCTGAACTGGGTAACATGGCTCTTGCCTTGTATGCCGCTCACATTCTCAAGCTTTCCACTACGTCATCCAGTGGCGCTAGTGGCTCTGTCAAGATGGAAAAAGAAGGCGACTTGCAGCGCATCTACAGTACCGTTAAAGGAGCTGATACATTGCTTGGGTCTACCTCATACGGTCTGCAATACTTGGACGTTACACGGCCTGCCTATGGCCTTGGAATCATGACGCGAGTGGAAATCTAATGGCACGAGTTATCGACCGTGATCTGGGGTGGAAAGCTATTAAGCGTGAAATGCTGAAGGCTAAAACGCTTGAGGTTGTTGTCGGCATTCTTGAGGGGGCTAAGGACTCAGAAGGTGTATCAATTGCAGAATATGCGACTTATAACGAGTTTGGCGGAACTGCAAAACACCAAGGCGGGACACGGTATTCTGTAAGCTCAGAAGGTGCAAAGTTCGTATCAAATTCATTTGTCGGGCCAGTTCACGGCGTAACTGGAGCGCACGATATTGTCATTCCTTCGCGCCCATTTATGCGCACGGCATTCGATGAAGCTAGAGAGAAAATCGGAAAAGACATGAATACGCAGGGAAAGCGTATGGCACTTGGCAAGGCTACAGCGCAACAAGCACTAACCATTATTGGTCAGCGCCATGCGGCAAGGGTGCAAAATGTCATTACGGGTAGAAATTTCCTGCCAAAATTAGCGCCTCAAACGATTAAAGCCAAAAAAGGCAGTACGAAAACACTTGTTGATACCGGTGCTATGGTTAACGCAGTTCAAATTTCAGTTAGGGCTAGATCGTGAGCTTTCGACAACCTTTTGACGTACTTCACGAAGCCGCTGGCTCGTATGTGTCTGGCGTCTTTGTTCCGGGTGCTAAGTCATCCACTACGATACAGGCAAGCGTACAGCCAGTGACTGAGCAAGACTTAATCACTGCGCCAGAAGGACGCCGCATTAGTGACATGGTGAAGATTTACACCGACACTGATTTACAGGTTGGCAATGATGGAACTGGCCTACAGCCTGATCTAGTAGTGTGGCGTGGTTATGCTTACGAGATTAGTTCGGTGTCAGTTCGTCAAATGGGCGTCATCAGCCATTACAAGATTTTTGCAATTCGACGCATGGCAGCGCTAGCGGGTTACGCTGCTGCATGGGTCGCCGGTACACTTACACGAGGTTAATAAATGGCATCTAATATAAATGTAGCTATCCCACCATTGGGAAGCCCAACTACTGCGGGTGTTCGTGGCAACTTTGCCACGGCTAAGACTGAGATTGAGGCTATGCAGCTTGCTCGCGTGCTTCGCTTGGCTTACCGCAATGAAGGCATTGAAGGATTCCAGCAATGCGTTACGACTGACGTGGCGCAGGTTGTGACGTTTAACACCGAGATCTTTAACCATCCTGCCGGGTCGTTTACATGGGACTCACTCAATAGTGAGATTGTCATTAATGAGCCCGGTTGGTACTCTTGGCAAGTGAACCTACACATCACGCGCAAGGTTGCGACAAGCAATGTTAACTGGTCAATCTGGAGTCAGGTTAAAGAACCTCCAGCGGCTGTATTCAGTAACTACGTCGGCGCTGGTCGCAGTATGACGTTAATCCCTGACGCCACCAATAATAAGCACTTCCTGAGCTTTGGTTTCGATGTGCATACACCCGTGGCAGGTACTCGCATTCGCTTCATGCAAGCCACTAGCGATGCTTCCAAGCAAGTCGGCATTATCAGCTATCCAGCGACGGGAATTTACCCTTCAATGGCCGGTATCATGATGAGCATTCACCGTCTGAGTGTTGAGGAATGAACGTAGCAACGCTTAAAACACGCCTTTATGCGCTGTTGCAGCCAATCATAGGCGGTACTGTCATTTGGGCAGATCAGAGCGTTACGCGCCCTGCATTGCCGTTTAGCACGCTGCGATTGGGTGTGATTAATCCCATTGGTGAGCCTCACTATAGCGACGTAGATGTTAACGGTATTCAGACCGTATTGGCCGTGCGCGAGTCAATCCTGACTGTGCAGCGTTTTGGCGTTGACTCAGTGGCCGCGCTTGAGAATGCTTCGGACTCACTGGCTAAAAACTCCAACTTGGATAAGTTCAGCGTACAAAGCATATCTGCTTTCGACGTGTCGAGCGTGACCGACATTGCCGCCTTGCTCAATGGTATTTCAATCGAGCCGCGTGCGATGTTTGAATTGTCTTTGCGCTGGATGGCAGACTTGACTGATAACGTGGGCATCATTGAAACCGTTATTAGTAACGGTGAGATTGAAGCCGTTAATACGGCCTTACATGAGACTTACGCGATAAGTTCAACTGTAGATACTACGCCATAAGAAAAGCCCCTTTAAATAGGGGCTTTTTACATTGCTGCATTAATTTACTACTTAACGCTTTCCCATGAACTTCCAATCTGCCCAACGTCGTTACTACCGGTGCATTTGTTCACATGGTTATGAGCTTTTGGGCATCGCTTATTTCCGCAGTCAGGACAGACAACAAAACGCATGTCAGTCATCGTAGTTGGCCTGCAAGTGGTACACCAACATTTTTCATTCTCCAGTTCTGCGCGAAGTGCTTCAGCAATAACTTGCGGGTGATCTCCGATTCCATTCCAATATTTTGAGTGATACTCAAGAAACGTCAGCGCCTGTTGAATAACTTCACGACTCATGATGCTTGGCTGGTTACTTTTTTGATAGCAGCATCAACACGTTTTAGCCAAGCATCACCGTCAAAATTGTTGTCTTGTATGTCGCTTGCAATTTTGAATTCTTGCAACACGTCAAACATATCAGGTGCTGCGGCGATTAGGCGGGCGTTAGCTTCTCTGTATGTACTGGTTACTCCACCGCCGCAATGCTTTGGAGTCCAGTCGCAAGTAGCAATTCCGCCATATTCATCACTAAGAACCTCAGTTCGATACATTCCATCAGCGCCTTTTCTATGCGTTGATAGCCAAGGCCCCGGAGTATGCGAGCTCATTGGTTCACCCACTCAATAGAATCAGTAGTAACCCAGCCTTGCTCGACAAGATCGCAGGCCAGCATCTTGTTTGCCTTAAACATAAAGTACATCGCTGCAAAATTCCAAGTGAAAAAGCAAATAGCTGCCGGGCCGTATTGCTTGCGAACCAAGAGAGCCATAAAGCCAAAGAAAAACACCGTCCAGCTAAAGCCGTTTTTTACTTCTTTTTTAATACCGTTTTTTGTGAATGTTGTGTGCATGATGTTGATTACCAAAATTTAATGATGAAGTGAATGGCTGTGTAAGATGTGAGAGTTACACAAACTAATGCGATAAGGATGGCTATTTCAAATGCTTTCATGGTGTTTCGTGCATTGTTTCAAGTGCATCCTGAATTACGCTTGACAATTCAGGCCATGATGTATTGTTTTGAATGGCTTTAATCTCAATAGTTGAACCTCCTTCGTCAAACATATCAATCACGGCCAATAGCTCTGTGCCGTCGTAAATCTCGTATTTAACAGGGGTTGCGGTGATCATTTGATTAACTCCACTGATTTGAGTTTTTTAGTCTCGCCATCATAGGTAAGAACAATGTTGTCATCATAAGTCTTTGTTCCATTGAAATTGCCAATTAACTCATAAGAGAATGAATCAGTGCATTTGAATGTGTCTTGTGCATTTGCATACAAAATAATGTCTGGTTTTGGTGTCGGTTTGACTCGGTATTTATAATCAGGGTAGAAACCACCATTCTCACTTAACGTCCAGATTGTTCCTGTTGGAGTTTGATACTCAATCTCAGCGCCATCAGCCCAAGCTTTGATTAATTCTGCGTGTTTGCGTGGTGTTTTCATGATTTTCATTTCCTTTTCAAAGCCCCGTAGGGCGGTTTATTTTACTGACCGACTCCAATTGATGAATCAACGATTGACATTTCAGCAAGTGCGAAGGATGCTTCAGCAAAGCTATCAAAGTTACCGTATGCGCAACCGCTGGCAATTCGCTGAATTCCAAATTTACCGTTTTCTTTTGTGATGATTTTGTGTGTCATTTCGTTTTCCTTATTTCGTTTGATGGCTCAAGTGTAGCACAGAAAAACCAGACAATCACAATCTTTTTTCACTTATTTTCACATTTTGACATTGCATACACCGGGCTTTATAATCCGTCAAGCCATTTGGCTACTTTTTGCAAAGAGTTTTTTATAAAGGGGCCTTATGGCAAACTTATCAGATATAGTTAACGTGAGCATTTCGCTCAATACAACCGGCGTAGAGCGGGCGGATTTCGGCACGCCCATGATTGTCGGCCCGACTATGGCATTCGCAGCCCGTGTGCAGTCATATAATCGCCCTGACGATGCCGTACTGGCTGGACTGCCAGACCCAATGCTTAAGGCTGTACAGGCTGCATTCTCGCAAACGCCTCACCCGCGTCAGGTCAAAGTTGGTCGCCGCAAAGTTGGCACTGCCATTGTCAATATCGTGGCTGTTAACTTAACAACCTATACCATCACGGTCGCCGGTACGTCACCCGAGATTTACGCGTTCACATCGGATGCAAGCGCCACCGCTGCGGAAATCGCAACCGGCTTGGCTTTGGCCATCACGTCTGACGCAAACGAGACTCTGACCGCTACCGCCATCGGTGATACCGTGTCGCTGGCTTGGATTAGTCAATCTAACCTGCAAGGCGTTACGCTGGGCTCTAACCTGTCTTGGGGTGCATTCACTACCGTCGATAGCGTGGCCCTTGATATGGCGGCTATTGTGCTTGAGGATAATGCATGGTATGGCTTGATTAGTTCTGACCGTACAAAGCAAGTGCAGCTTGATTTTGCCGCGTGGACTGAGACGCAGGAAAAGCTGTTCGGCATGGCCAGCGATGAGGCTGCCATTTTGACCAATGGCGTAGCCACTGACGTTATCAGCGTCATGAAAGATACCCGCTACTACCGCACCTATGCTTCTTATAGCGCTAACGCTGCAACCCAGTACCCTGATGCGGCTTGGATGTCGGCGGTGTTTCCTTTGCAACCCGGTTCTGAGACTTGGGCGCTCAAGAAACTCGGTGGCGTTACACCCGACAAGTTGCCAGCTACTGACCGCAACACCATTCTCGGTAAGGGTGGCAATACTTTCGAGTATTACCAGACTCAGATCGCGCTTACCAATCCCGGTAAAGTGGCGGCAGGTGAGTGGATTGACGGATTATAAAGCCCGGTGTATGCAATGTCAAAATGTGAAAATAAGTGAAAA